GGTGAGAGCCAAAACAGCCCTACAACAGCGCATCATCCAATACACGATAGATTTAGCACTGAGAAACGGCCTGATAGCACTGCTATTCCGTTATGTGAGGGGCATCATCAAGGGCTTTGGGATCAGACTAAAATAGCTTTACATAAAGAAACAAAGCTATGGCGTGAAACTTATGGTGCTGATTATTCTTATTCACCAGGATTTGTCCAAGACACTGACATATAAAGCACTGCACCACGATCAGGATGACAATACATCTTTTTAGCTTTTATACTGGTTACTTGCTTGTCAGAGGCATATACAGCCCCTTCCATGCCATCTAACGCTGCCTTTACTATATTGTCTAAGTCAGGTTTTGTTGTGTGCTGTAGAGCGCCATATTCAGCCTCCATGCGTTTTACGTTAGACCATGACTTAGGTATTTCCATGAACGCTATTATTTCTACTGACACAAAACGCTCTGTCATATCTAGCTTCATGTTCTGCATTGCTTTCCAAGCTGCTGCTTGAATACGGCTTTCATATTCCCTAGTTTTATCTGGCGTGTAAGCTTTGCCTGTTCTGGTGAACCTAGGTCTGCCCTTGCCTTGTGGTTGACCTGATACCTCAATTTCTACTTTGTACACTGCTTTAACCTGTCAATTGATTTTTATTATTTATAGTTTTTATCAAATTTTTTTTCAATCTTGTTAAATTAATTGTAAATAAGGTGTTGACAAGTCTCATATCTGATACTATGTATATAATATAAACAAAGAGGTACAAAAAATGTGTAAACCAATGACAAAAGAAGAAAGACAAGCGTCAATAACGCGCGAAAAAATTAATCATAGTTGGGCAATGATGAAACCACATTACCAACATATACCAGTAGAGTATCGTGGCTTTGAATTTGTATTAGAGGTTTATTACTCTTTTACAGAAAGCCAATACAGCGACGAACTACAGGGTTGTAGTGCAGACTTTGATGTTTGTGACTTGCACCACCCAGAAAGAGCTAGACCTATCTCAGCGCGGCTCTCCAAGGCTCTTATAGCCGAATACCACAACAGTATCCATGAACAGTTAGTAGAGGAGCATATATAATGCGTGTTAAATTAGACATTATGGAACAAGAAGAAATGGCATGGTCTGCGTTTGCTGACACACTGCCAACTTGTGAGACATTAGGTGATGCACAAGAAAAAGCACACAAGCTAATGAAAGAACGCAACTTAGAAGAATACATAGAAGAAAACATCATTGACGAAACAGTAACCGAATACTGGAACGAAAGATGGAGTAAATACATATGAGCAAGCAAGAAAGATGGATAGCGTTTTTCTGGGCTGTAATGCTTGGATTAGCAGTCATTAATATAGATACATTTTTTGTGGTGCAATAATGGAAACCTGGAACGAAATAAATGAAAGACATAGGCGTGAACGGCTTGACCTAGTAGCGCAATTCTCAAAAGAAACTACGCAAACAGAAGCAGCAAAAAAGCTAGATATGTCTTTGCAAGCCCTTAATAACTTTGTGCATAGAAACAACATACATTGGAGCATTATCAAACAAGGCATTAGAAATGAAAAAACTTAATTACGGACAAGAACAGGAGCTTAAATATTTTAAACAACAAGAAGCTAAATGGTCTGAGGAAAGGTATAGAAATGACCATGATAAAAACGCTTGGAATAATTATGAATTAGCAAAAACAGAGTTAAAACTGTTTGTAAGTAAATTGAGGAAAGAAGGTTACAACATATGAATTATATAGAGGCATTTAAAAGTAAATTTCAAAGATTACCAACAGAAAAAGAAATAGGTTTCCTAATGGTAGCAGTAGCAGAAGAAGAACAGATGAACCCACAAACAAGAGCAAATCGTTTTATGAGAAATGGGTTTGTTGCAACTACATACCAGGAGTGTCGTGGGGAAGATTAGGAGCACTTCCCCAAAAAATTAATACAAAACCAATGAGGAAAAAACAATATGAAATACGATATTAAATTTACAGAGTATGAAAGTATCGCAGATTTTTGTGATTATCATGAAATTAAAAGATGCCCATACCACAGGGGATATAATGGATCATTTGTATATGTTATGTGCCTTGATTTATTATTAGATGGGTCATCAATTGTTCCATTATATGTAGGATGCACAAGCAATATAAATACTAGAATTTTAGATCATTCTACCAAAGCATGGTTTCAATATGTTGATTTTATTATGATTGAGCAATTTCATGATAGGCGTGAAGCTGAAAAAACCGAAAGCGATATGATAACACGAACACGCCCTGTTTTTAATAAACAAGTAGCAAAAAGAAAAAAGAAAAAAAAATATATACCAAAATTAGCAATGGTTAAAAATGTAAAAACTTTAATGTATGATGAAAATTTTAATGGTGACGATGCATATCATTGGGTTACTGAGGAACTACCGTACATACAGCCGATTGGATTACAATAATGCTAAAATACTTCACATTTATGGTATTAACTTATTTTATCCAAGGCGAACAAACAACGCATAACATAGTATTTCCATCATATGACGCTTGTAGCCATTCTAAGGCCGCTATGTACGCCATAATGGAATATCAGCACGATGATGTACTAATTTACTGTAAGGGTACTCAGGTGGCTTCTAATACGCTTGTAAAGCCTATGCCTAGACCTTAACTAAGCCATTTATATATTTTCATGGTTTCTTCTTGGCGGTGCTTTAATCCATTGTAACCGCCATTTACTCTTTTTGTCAGAGCCTTAACGCTTTCTGATGATGGAGAAACATCGCACATATCCCAAAGCTTGTTACGCTTAAAAAACCATATGGCACTTTCCATAGGATAATCTGTTGCAACCAGGTCTGGGTCTTTCATTACTTCTGGCAGGTTCATATCATTGGCAAACATGGCATAATTTTCTTTAAAAGTGCATTGTAAAAATCCGCGTCCTCGCCATAAATAACCCTGACCCATATTACCGTATCTGTGTCCGTAAACCCTATCAGCAAGCGCCTGTGGGTTTCTAGCGCACGTTTCAGCTTCACTTTCGCTGTCAAAATATTTACCGAAAACTTTAAGAATAGATGCTGTAGAATAATTAAGGTTTTCTTCTGTGTAACGAAATGTACCACTTTCATGCACTAACTGCCCTAGAAAGTGCGCTCCGCGCTCTGGGTTTAACGTGTAGTGATTGCAGATAGCCTTTGCCGTATTAGGCCCAAAACTACCATCAGCACTTGAGCCTATTTTAACCTGAAGTTTTTTTAATGCTTCACTCATTAACAAATTCCTTTGTTCCACATAATCGTTCGTAAACCATATCGGTTGTATATGCTTCTGCCCACTTGTTTTCTGTGAATGTACAGAACGTCCACAAGTCATTTACATCATCATTCAATATATCAATTATATCTTGTTGTGCAGATGTTTGGCCTTGTAGATGCTCAATGTCATGCACCAGCCCAGAAATATACCACACCAATGCAACCAATTGAACGATCATTGCAAAGGCTAATGAAATGTTTATCTTCATTTTTTTACACCATAGTATTTACTTACGGCTCTATTACCAAACCAAAAAGACATTATTGCAGCGAATAAACCTTGTGTCTCTGGCGTCCACATTAACGGTATAGCATCTTGCCAGTTGCCACCTTCATTGATAACTTTCATCATCACAACTACTTGTACGGCAACGAAAAGACCAAAAAAAGCATAAGTAATAACAGGACGTACACTACCTCGTAGTGCGTTAACAAACCCTCCAGCGTCAATAGCGTCATGCTTATATAACCCCTCAGTTTCTTTTATCTCTGCTTGTTTATCTATGATGTTAAGCTTTAATTCATTTCGCTTTGTCATCATGTCCATTTCAACACTCATACGCTCCAAGGTATGTTTATGATCCTGACTAGCTTTGAAATAATTTAAAACTTCTGGCAAAAACGATGTACCAAAGCCTAAAAGACTACCTAACAGTGTCATCATTTTTCTTCCCTCCCATGTTAGAAAAACCAAAGTAGGCTGATGTAATACCAGCCACAGCAACAACATAAACAGCCGCAATATCTGCTAATAATTCTGCTGCTTGTGACAAGCCAAAATATGATGCAATGACAATTAAAAACGGATATCCCAACATTCCTGACAAGCTATACCAGCACATTTTTAGCTGTGCGTCTCTTTTGGCATCAGCATCATCTATGCGTCTTTTGCGATCATCCAGCAATAGAGCCTTTTCATCAGGGTCTATTGTGCCATTGTTATTTAAATCATAGTTGTCTTTATTCATTTTTTCGCCCTAGCATATGCAATTGCTATTCTTTTTTCTCGTGTAATTATAACAACTTTTCCTAATTTGTCATATATTATGTATTTATTGCGAAATTCTCTAAGTGTCACAACTCTATTTTAATACATACCACTTTTGCTTTATCGCTTGTGACAAGAACTTTAGCGTCTTCTTTAGCAATCTCACACACCTCTTGTTTGGTGTAGCTTCCAACATGATAGTGTTCAAATCCACCTGTTGATAATTGCACCCAAAGTAAAACCCACATTACCAGCGCCCTTGCTTGCTTCCCCAGAAATAAAATAACCCAAATAATATAGCTGCACCAACACCAAATATTATTGCACCTATTGCAAAGTTAATTACACTATCAATTTGTTGTTGTTTTCTATATACTTCGTCTCTGCGTTTTTTTCGCATTTGAGCCTCTATTGCTAATAATTCTTCGTATCCAGATTTTCCGTAGTGCCAGGTAATTAGCTCTTTCATTTCAAGACGCATCCCCTCTAAACGTTTTTTTTGAGCAAAAATTTCTAAAGCATTTTCTTCATCTGAACCTTTAAAAGTTTTTTTCCAGAAGGGTGGGTTAAGTTCTCTTTGCTCACAATTATTAAAATCTGAGAAAGCTTTTCCCCATTCATTAAGCTGCCCTGCACAGTCGGCTAAATCACGCCCTGCACTTACAGTTGCCTTAATTGCTTTAAATGCGCCAGTGGCAAGACCTACACAGCTTATAGGGTCTAGCATTAGACCTTAGTAAGAATAGAAACCAACATTATGATCATCGCGCCAGCACTACCAAGAATAACCATTTCCACCCTTTGTATTCTTGCCATCATTTGTTTCCAGCGTTCATCAAGTTGAGTTTCCACTTTTACTACCCTCTTATCTAAAGATGCTAATGTTGGTTTATTCATATCAATATCCGTTTGCTACTAATTTAGAAAAATCGCCACTCATAAGTTTCTTTTTAACGTATGCTTGAAACTCTTGCGATCCTATATTTGCACCACATTCTTTAGCCCACATTTCAGCAACAACAAAAGGTATAGAACCAGCTAAACGCATTTCGCTGTTACGGTTGTGACCGTCTATATTTCGCTCTTTGTTGAAATCTAATATGCGCTGTACGTCCTGAGAACGCTTTATAATAAGCTTACCATCTTCTGTGTGGTAAGAGGTATTTAATATGTTTTGGCTCATTCTGGTGCTTCTCCACCTTCCCACGCTTCATTTACGTCAGGGGTGCTAGGATCGTCTGCCATTAACTGCCCTTTATCGTTTCGCGCTCGTTTAGGTTTTTCATCAGATGTAACTTCTTCTGCAAATCCATTTTCAATAAAAGTTGCAGCGTCTTCTGCGCTTACTTCTACAATGTCACCCATGTTTTTAGGTTCATCATCAAGAAATGGTTGCCTATCTGTTGTAATTTTTATTTTCATACAAAACTCCATTGGTAGAGGGGCATTACTGCCCCCCTTAATATTATGATGCGTTTACATCTGCAACGACACCATGTGCCTTTTGAGAAGTAACCTGTAAGCCATATTCACAGCTTATTAATCGACGCTCTGACAGACCTGTTTTCGCTAATGGCTCTTGCTTCGCTGTTTGTAAATAAGCAACTTCCGCAAAGCTAGGATCAAGAACAAAAACGTCTGGTGTATAATCTACACTAGACACCGTTCTTACACGCATATGGCGGTTTGGAACGATTTGTAGCTCACCAAAATCACCAATATAAACGTCAATAGCAGCATTTAATTTGCTATCTTCAGCTTCTTTAAAACGTGTTGCGTTACCTGTAAAAGCAGATATTTTTTGCTTTTGTGCAGAACCACACATAACTACTGACGGCTGTGCGCCACTATCCCAACAACCTTTAATAACATCTTTTAACAATGTTTCAGTTAATGGTCTTAGAGTACCATCAGTTGCTGCTGCGTTTACAGAACCACTTTCACCTGATCCAGATGTAGTACCGTTAGCACCACCAGAGCCACGCGAAACGTTTGCAGTCAAGTAAGCTGGTAGCCCTGCTGTTTGTCTAGCAGTACCAGATGAACCAGCAGCCGCTGCTACGTTACTTAGCAACATAGCTTCCATGTCTCTTTTTAATTCAGAGAGTTTGTAAGCTACTTGCTTTGCAACAGTTTGTGCATTTGCCACACCATTTACAGCTTGGTTGGTTGAAGATACTTCTACAACTTTAGCTGAAATCTGTGTGTAACCACCTTTACGAACAGCGTTAGTTGGTGCTGTGTTAGATAGTCCTACATCACCCTCTATCTGCCTGTTTGCGCCAGTAGCCGCCAAATCCACTTCACTCCACTCAAAGTAGGTGTTGTCAACGTTGCGTGATCCAATTGTAGACATAAAAATAGTCTCAGTTGGGGTTATAGAAGCCATAGCTTCGCTTAAATCCTCACGGATTGTTGAGACATCATACGTCTCGTTTGTATTTGCTGTAACAGCCATTGCTGTATCCTTTCTGCAAAAGTTAAGGGTTCAAAAGATAATTAGCTATACTGTCTATATCACCTTTTGATTTCATATTCGCCTCTGCTTGTTTTGCCCTTGATACTTTCCCTGCATTAGCCGCACGTTTTGCTGCTGGCTTGACCACTGGCCTTGCACCTTCAGCTTTTTGTTTAGCTTTACCTTTATTGGCCTGTAATTCTCGCCATTTTAAAGCATCATTTAAAACCATAACTTCTTCAGCATGTTTTACAGTACCTATCTGTTCGTCCGATAAGTTGTAATGTTTTTTAGCTTTAGTCGCTATTTCTTGGATAAATACACTACGTTTTTCAGGATCACCAAACTCAGGCATCCACTCAGCAAGTCGCATTGCCTGTTGGCTAAGAAATTCTTGCTCTTGCTTTTGTTTTTGCTGCGTTTGTTGTTGCATCTGAACTTGTAGTTGTTGCTCAAAATTTTGACGTTTATCTACAGCCCTGCGATATTCTGCTTCTTGTTCTAAATACCCTAGAGGGTCACTAGCTCGTAGTTCCTCTGATGGATACTCTGGTACTTTCGGAACATCACCACTTTGCAGTTGTTGTACCAAATGCTGAAGCACTTGGCGCTCTTGGGTTATTTGTAACTGTGCTTCATCTAATGTTTTTTTAGTTTCAGCATTATCAGCCATTCCCTTTTGGATATACTTTTGCCCTGAATAGCCACGTTGTAGCTCATCCAAAGTTACCTCAGTTTCAATGCCATCTACTTTGACTTTATACTGTGGTTCTGGTTGAACTTCGTCCTGTTCAGCTTCTTCGTATTCCTCACCCAAATCGTCCTCGTTGGCTTGGGCTTCAACGTCATCCTGTTCATCAACAACTTCTTCAGTTACTTCAGGTTGTTCGTCAACAATTGCTTCGACAACTTCGTCTGTTGTTTTCTCAGGATTATCTGGCGTTTCCATAATCAAATTTTCGGCAACCGCCTGGTAATCATTGCCGTTGATTGGGTTAGTCGTGGACACGGTGCTTTCCCTTCTTTGTTAGTAGCGTTAGTGTATCAACGTGTGATTGCAACTCACGCTCTATTGCATTTAATGCACAGATAATACTGTGCGCTTCTTCGCGTTCCTCCACTTCTGAAGGTGCGCTATTCGCGAAAATAGATTTTTGTTCTTCTCGCAAATTCTTTATGGTTTCTTGAAACCATTCATTTTCTAATAGTGATTTAGACCTTTTGGCCTTTTGCTCCATATCCAAATCACATTCCCATCATCTGATCGTTGTGTGGTCTAGGCGCATCTTGCTCTGCCTTAATACTAGCAGTATCAACAGCAGTGCCATATTTACCTAAAATCTCAGCAACTTTAACAGCTAAATCTTGCACCATTTCATCCCTAGATAAATCGTCATCCATGCCTAATTTGTGCATTTTATACTGCATGTCCATTTGAGCTTTAGACATATCTACTTGCGCTCTGGTTTGCGCTTTCATTGCTTCTGTTTGCATAAACGCAGCATTTGGATCAGGCTGTTGTCCTTGCATCATCGCTTGCTGTTGTGCCATTTGTTGCTGCTGCATCATCATTTGTTGCTCTATTTCTTGTGTCATAGGCATGAAATAACGATCTGCATTTCTCACACCACCAAGAGCTAATAAATCAGCCAAAGTATTTCTGATTTGTGTCAATGTAACTACACCATTATTAGCACCATATGATTGATATATACCTTGTTGGATTTGTAAGGTTTGCTGTAATACGGCTGCACGTTCGTTTTCGCGCCCAGTGCCAAGACCAACAGTGACTATTAAGTCCATATCAGTTTCCCATACAGCAGGGTTTATTGGAACAAATGTACCGTTTAAACGCATAAGTTCGTCACCGTCTGCATTTTTTACCATTAGCTCTAACATCAAACGAAACATTTGCTTCATGCCACCTTCTGCAAAATTTCGCGCTATAACTTCCGCTTGTCCTGTTTGCCCTTCCATAGATGCTGCAATTGCTGTTGCTGTAGAAGACTTTAGCACATCTGGATTTAATCCTTGCGCCATTTTAGAAACGCCAGTTTTATTATCTACTAATTGGTCAAAATACTGTAACGCTGGCAATGTGCTACCAGCAGTAAATGGTACAGTCATTTCATTTATAGCATTAGGTGACTTAACACGCACAATTCTTCCAATTTCGTTGTTAAGCAAATCTTCTACCGAAACTTGACCATCGACGTATTGAATACCTGGGTTGTTTGTAAGCGCAACATTATCCAACACACCACGCAACATTGCAGTTGCAGCATCCTGATCTGAGATTACTAAATCAACCAAACTTGTTCCAAAAAAAGCATGTGGTTCTGGGTCACACTCAAAAATTGCATATGGGGCTGTGTCAGCTTCGTAAAAATTAAGTATTTTATATGTCGATCCAACACACAAAAATTGGTACAATCTTGGTATTCCTGTACCTTCTATATCTAATTCCATATATGCTTGTGTCAGTGTTATTTTTTTTGACGATGTACTTACATTTTCATCTTCACCGTCATCGATAGCGTACCCACGCCTTTCAAACTCTGCCTCATCATCTACTGCACTATACTCTGTGTTATCTAATCCATCTAAATCTTCTATTGAAAAACCCATAGCGATAATGTCAGAAACCCTTACCTCTGTGCTATGACCACAAACGTAATAATTATCAATTCCACGCGCATTACGATCTACGAAAAAGTCCTCTGGCGGCACACTTTCTATACATATTTCACCATGAGGTATAGACCGCGAAAGTTTTACATCATGCTCTGGAACTTCTATTTCTATACCTTCTGCATCAATAGATATGCTAGTGCGTACTTCATGTTCTAAAACTTCAACATCGTCTTCTCCAACTAATGCTGTAAAAGCTTCGTCGGTAAGATTACGCATAGTAAATATTTCAGGCTTCATTGTGTCGTTGTAATAGACATACGCAATACCAGTTTTCTTGACCATTGCATCTTGGAAAACGTCATTTAAAACTTTATAACCATTATGTTTTTGAAACTTATAAGCAATAAAACTTGTGGCTTGCTCTGCTGCTGCAACATCTTCTGGGCCTTTTGGTACAAACTCAACAGGTTTTTCGCTTGTTAAAAAAATACGCTGTATGCTTGGTTTAATGCCTCGCACTGCTTCCCGACACTTTGATGCAACAACACCAGATCGACCTTCTTCGTGTCCTATATCAACTTGATTATCAAAATAGCGTTGAGCTTTTATTCTTTGTGGTGCTATCTCACTATCCACGAAATCCACCGCATCTTGTACTGCTTTGGAAACAATGCTTTCAATTTGTGTTTGATCTAATGGTTCTAATCGCATGTTATTCCTATCTAGGTATATTTGTGCCTGTTGTTCTTCTATATTGGTCTAATAACAAATCACCACCAATATCGCTACTTGCTGCTGCGCCACCGATTGCAGACGGCAAGAGAGGAACTGCACTATTAGTTGTTACATCACCAACTCTAGATGCCATGCTTCTGCCTAATGTTTGTTTAGCACCTTCGTAAGCAAAATTTATTACTGGCAACATTGCTGCTGATCTAAAGAATATATTTCCACCAATAGTTTTTGTTAATTGTTGCATATAATTTGCTAATATATTTCCAGAATTTGAGTAATTTCTTGCTTGGCTTGTTATTCTTGAAGCAACAGATGCAAATTTGTTTATTAATTCCTGTTCTTCTTTTGAAAACAATTCACGCACTAATACTGGATTATCTCTTTTCATTCCGTTCCAGTATTTAAGAAATTTTGCACCCGATAATTCTTGTTCGCCAGCTTCGCCAATTTTACCAGCAGATTGTCTTGCCATTTTTAAAAAAGCCTCTTGCCTTAATTGGTCAAATTGATTTTTTGGTAAATTTTCTTTTAGAACTCTCATAGTTCTGACTAATTCACCAGGTGCAGTTAATTTTGACCCTGACGCGGAAAACAAAAAATTTGCTACACTTTCAGGTGGAACTTTTAATACACGATTTCCGTCTTGCGTTACTTTTTCAGTTAATTTTTCTAAAACCCCACCTGATTTATATTTTGATGCAAAATCTGCATAATTTTTTATTGCTGCTATTTGTTTCGCAACAACACTTGGATCACCTGTCAGCAAACCTTCATCAACATATTTTTCTAAACTTGCATCTAATTGTTTTTTTAAGGCTGTAGCTGCGGCTCTTTCTTGCGTTCCCATTGCGCCAGTGTTTACAAGCCTTGTTCTTATTTCAAACAAGCGTTTTACACTACCACGTTTTGATATAACATCTTGTATTTCTGTTGCTGATTTAAGTGTATTCGGTATTTCACCTGGATTATATTTACTTACTACATTTGTTAAATCAGTTGACATTTCATCAGCAACAAATCTGTTTAAAAAAGCACTGCCAGCTTGATCAGCTTCATCAAACATTGCAGTTGCACGTTGCCGCGCTTGATTTCTAGCCTCTAATAATGCTTTTTGTGCAGCTTCTCCACCAGCGCCACTTTCTAATACTTGTTGACCACCTAACGTTTTTTGTATTTCAGGCAAATTGCTTGTTAGTTGATTTTGCTGCCGATTGTAAAAATCAGACATTATTTTAGCAGTTGTCTCTCCATACGCCCCAGACGCTAGTTGATCTTCTAAAAGTTGTTGTGGTTTAGAGCCACTGGCTTGACCTTTAGTAATAGATGTTGGAATTGGTAATGATTGTGCTTCCGCAACAGCAACACCACTTTGTGGATCAACAGCAGTTTTGGCTTTTTTTAAAATATCTGCTGCAATACTTCTACTTATTGTATCAGGGTCTAACCCTAAATCTATTAAATCCTTTTTAACATTTGGTAAAAACTGTCCATTTTCATCAACGATACTTTTAGGGCTGCTTTTAAACCTTTTTAACAGTCCACCTAAATACTGCCCTGCTTTTACGCCACCAGCGCCACCCAAAGCGCCAAGAGGAACATCAAAAACTTGAAATTGATCATCAGACAGAACCGAACTTGCAAGCTCTATTATCCCTGCTTCTGTAGCCCCAACAACACTGCCAGCTAATAGTGGTGATACAGCAGTTAATCCTAACGCTCCCACACCAGTAGAGATTAACTGACCAAGTGTTATAACGCCAGCAGCTTGCATCAAATCTTGAGTTTGTAACCCTACTGGATTGGGGTAAAATCTAGTATACTGCTGTAGCTCATTACCTTCATTATTGTATATTGGAGAAATGACAACTAAATTTCCGTATTTATCTTTGTCGAATTGTGCATTTGGTATAATTTTACTTATACCTGACTGCAAACGATCATCACTAGCAGTTGTTGCAAGCAAAGCAGTCATTTGCGCTGCTTTTTGTGATGGCAAATTTAACGGTGCATTTTGTATTAAATCTATATTATCTTCTCTTTTTCCACCTTTTAACCAATCAATCAAACCAATTTTTTCTGGTGCATCTTGCGTTGTTGGGTTTTCTAATTCTGAAAGCATTGCTTCTGGTGTCAGGAGATTACCGTTGCTTCCATTGCCCACAGTTTCGTTTACTGCGCCTTGTTCAGCTTCCAATACTTTGAGCATTTCATCTATTGTAGCCATGAAACTAACGCCTTTGCCTTATTGCTTCTATTAATTGCGCTCTTTGTACCTCATTTAAAGAGGCTCTATTTAGAAAAATTTCGTTCAATGCGGTTAGATCCATGTCAAGATAGGGGTTTCCCCCAACAGATGCTTCTGCTTGATTTCTTCTCTGAATAACGATTGCTCTCCAATCTTGCGGTGTATTATTAGGATTTGACAAAAACATTGCAGCTTCTTCAGTGTATTTTCTTAATTTTTGCAATGCTTCTTTTCTTCTTACTAAAAATTTTCGCAACTCTGGCGCAGATGCATTTTCTGGATATGCCGTTGCCATTGCGACTTGTAATTCAGAAGCTGATAGTGCGCCAAATGTTACTGATCCTACAATGTCTAATCCCATTTGTTTTAAAGCTCTATCTAAACTACCACTTTGTTCCGTAATATTTGGCAATAAGTTGAAAAAGACGCCTCTAGGCGCACCTGCATCAATAGAACGTATAGCCTCATCAATACTTGCAATACTTCCAGTCATTTGGTCTGATTTTTCAAAAGCATCGTTCACTGTTTTAGCTTGAAATTTTTGCGCTTCTGACAAACCTACGCCTTGCGCTTGTAACAAGTTTTGACTTTCTTGCGCCTCTAATAATGTTTTGGCTGCTGCTTCACCTGTTACTAATTGACCTTGTGGATTGTATACCTTTCTACCAGCATCGGTAACAACATAATATGCGCCATTTGGAAATCTCTCAGTTGCTCTTATAATGCTCCCAGACGTATCATATTGCGTTGTAATTAATTGTTTGAAAGCATCGGCTGGTGTCATTGCGCCAGCTTTGACTGCTGCAAGTAATTGTGCCGCCATTGGGTTGTTAACTGCCATTTTTTCTAATTCAGAAATAGTCTTATTTCTGTTGCCTTGAGCAACACGCTGTGCGCCCTGTTCTCTTATTTGTTCTCCAGCCCTCATTTCAGGAAGTATTAACGGATCAAGTGCTTGTCCTAAATTTTGCAATGGGCTTAGACCAGTTGCTTGGTTTGGTCTACGCATACGATTTAAGAAACTAAATAAACCACCTGTTTGTGGGTCTGGGTTCATCATGATTACTTACCACCTGACATCATTGCTATTGTTTGTAGATAATTAAATAAACCAGGACTTGAGCTTGTTTGCTCACCTGAGACAGATGGTGTTCCTGATATAGCCGCCAACAGCGTGTTTAATCCTTGTGCTGGTGTTTGTTGGTATCTGTTGAAATCTGCGCGTCCAGCGTCAATTAGCTGTTGCTGTATACCGCGCTGCTGCGCCCCTTGTGCAGCCATTCTATCTTGCACCGACTGACCATAGCCAAAAGACTGTCTACCTAAGTTACCAAGCTGCTGCGCAGCCCCTAGACGCTGTTGATTGCCTTGCAACCCTGCGCTTTGATTAACTTGTTGTGCAGTCATGCCAGCTTGTGCGCCAAACTGTGATGCTTGGTTTTGTGCGTTTGCTAAATTTTGCGCTGCACCTAATGCTGTATTAAATCCTTGCTGTCGTAAATTACCAACCATATTAGCTGCTTGTTTACCATACCCTAACCTAGTTTGTGCTTCTGCTACACCTTGCCGACTGCCACCAAATGCGTTTGCTGCTTGAGCTTGTGCGCCTAATTGATTAAGACCTATATCTTGCGCTTGCCCAATATCAGCTAAACTTTGTTGTACTACTTGGCTTTCGTAAGGGTTTTGAAACTGCCCAATCATTGCCGCTGGATCAGCCGCTTGATAAGACGTTGCCTGTACTTGTGATGGCATATAACCCATACCAGCCCCTGTACCTGCTAATGCTGCTTGTTGCGCCCCTGATGCTTGTGCAAAAGGGTTTGCCGTCATTTGTGGATTTGCACCGCCAGCCATATTATTCTCCTATTTTCCTCTGCTACCGCCTTGCATTTCTAAGGCTACAGGTTGATTTTGTGGCGCTCTTTCGCCAATTGTTCCATCAGGTGCTATGCCAAAACTTTCAGCATAATCTCTAATAGGTTGTGGTACATTACCGATCATTTGCTCAGTCATAGGTGCTGATGAATATCCTTGTATTCCACCCATGTTTTGTACTGGTGGCAAATAACTGCTTGTATCTACAGTTGGCATACCGAAAGATTGTGCCGCCATGTCTGTATATTGATTTGCTAATTGTTCTTGCGGTGATAATGCTGCAACTTGCACACCAGTATCTGGTATGTATGTGCTTTGCAAAGGAACTAAATCAGCCGCCATGCCTAATTGTTGTTGTACTGGAGTTTCCAAAAACTCTGGCAAAATTACTTCTTGTGTTTGTGTACCGCCTTTAGCCATCTTTTATGTCCTTATAAAAATGAACGTGCTGCAATGTCCAACCGTTTTCTTTTAATGGTTTTTTCCACCCTAACCTACCTGTCATAATACCGCCAGTGCAACCATGTCGTTCTGCCCATACTCCAATATCGTGATCCATATCCATAATTTGGTCTAATTCTCCACCAGCTAAAAATATATTAATTACTTTCTTTCTTGGATATACCACAATTTCTGTGACGATGCACCCCCTTGGTGCTGCCCATAGCTGCATAGTGCCTTTTGCAATACCTACAACAATATCTTCCCATTCATGTGTGCCGTTACAATGCTCTAATGCGGCCTCTATCCACGGCTTACATCTTTGCAAATCTGGGCTTAATCTCCAATGTTCCATCAATAACTAGCTAACGCTACCCTTTTCCAAATTGCTGTAGAACCATCGTGTGATCCAGTACAGATATAAATATAGTTCGTATCCCATGAAATCATCCCTGCCACATCACCACTTGAACCTACACTTGATGGCGGTGTTGCTTGCTTTGTTGCAAGTTGTCTAAATGCATTATCATGCGAAACCACTGCGTATTTATTTGTAGTATCCCATAAAATAATACCATCTTCTGATGGGTTATCATCTGCTGTTTTAAAATATAAACGTGGTAATTGCCTACGCAAATAGGCAGTCAGGTTATTACCCCATGCAGCAATGTTATCGCCAATCGGTGGTAATACTGGTGCAGCCATTATCTACTACCTCCCGATTTTGCATCAATTCTCATTGTTCCTACACGCCATGCAGCATACGGAGTGTCTCCATCTACACGCATACGAATTTGTCTACCAGAAAACCTTACAGACGTTGGATTAGTTGGGGTAAATGGCCCATGCGTACTTTCTGTAGCATTTGGATAAAATCTGCTTTTGAAACTTAGATTTACATCACCTTGTGTTTTTTCATCAGGAATAAGATTAGTTACTTGCATGATTTTTTCACCGTTGCCGATACTTACAGGGCCAGTTTCCGCAAAAATACTATCAGCAGCGACTACAGAAATTGTATTACCCATGCCGTTACCATGTACAGTGCAGTAATATTTTAAAGACGCTGGCGCATTATCTGGCACTACAAAAGTAGTTTTTGCCCCACTATTGCCTGGTGTGCCTGTTGCAGTAACTCCCGATGTAAAAGAAGTATCATCTGAATTTTTAAATGCTATGGGATGGTTAGCATTACTATTATCGCTTTGATCAAAAATATAAGTATACCCTTTTTTCAACGTTAATGTTGGATAATTACTGGCGTCTAATATAAATTTATTACCGCCATCAACATTTGCTACCGTAACAGTGATTGTTTGCTTATCAAAATAAGATAAACCAACTTCGTGATCATACATCGCACCATCGAAACCCATTAACATAGGATAGGTAAATACACCTCTTGAAGTACCAGAAGTTCTTGACAAATTGCCAATTAACCAATGATTTTCTTTATAATCTAATGCAACATAGCGATCTATTTCGTTTGAACCACCAGAACAATAAAACCACCATATTTCACCAAATTGTCCATTTGTAAAAGCCCATGTTTTGCTTTTTTGTGCAGTGTTCATATCGCCAAAAACGTAATCATGCACATCACATGGAATTTCTGACACGACATTTCCATCAAATCTAAAAAATGCACCGTTTCCCATCCAGAATACACCCATGTCAACATCTGCTGCTGCCATGCGTGAAATAATACCTGAAGATGAACCTACTCTTTCAAACCCAAAAACATAAGGTGGGCCTATATAACGTGCAGTGTGGGCATCTATATCTGTAATAATTAATGTTTGCCCTCTTGTCCTTATTGCAGTTTGGATTTGACCTGATGTTTGCAATTCTATATCGCCAGCTTCATTTGTGGATAACGCAGACCATTGAGTATTATTTTCTCTATCGCACCAAGCAACTTTTCGTGGATTACCACCACTTCCTAGTGCAAAAATAAAACGCTCTTCAGTAACAATTAAACCTAAATTATTTGTTGGTGCGTTTGCAATTGCAGCAGCTTTTACACTTGTTCCTAGCTGCCACTCTAAAAGCCTACCATCTGTAGTTGAGCAAGCGACTAAGTATTCACCCCAGTTATCTATTGACCAGGTTGTAGCTTCTACCAAGTTACCAGTGTCTGGACGAGGTGTTCCATAAGTTCCAACGCCATAAAAGCCATAGCCGTACCCTATATTTACAGCAGCACTTTCTGTACCAGCAACTAGATCCGTAGGCGCTATATCATAAACAGTACCACCTGATAATGCAGCTTTTAATTCGTTAAAAGAACCTGCTGCCACATACCTTGCGCCAGCGTTACTTTCCCATGTGTGCATACCTCTAGGGGCATTTGTTGTAATACTTGCTATATTTTCATTAGTTCGCCACCCACCTACTGGCCTAAGTGACCCATCGCGCCAACGCACTAATGATCCTTCACGCCACCGTCCAGAAGCGTCCAAATCTGTTCCTGTTTGATAAAAACCTGCTGGAATTTTAAGTGGTATAATTGCCATTATTTTACTCTGGTTTTGTAGGCCATGAAATAGTATTTGGAAAGCCTGATTGCTGTGGCACGTTTAATAAGTCTGTACGGTACTGTGACCACTCAGTTTGTTTTTCTGACGCCATATCTGCCCAACGTAGTGGGTTGGATACGATGCTATCTACTTCTGACTTCAATAAGTGATCTCGCATCATTCTTACTTCGCTTGCTACTTGTGCATCTAACTCTGCTTGCGTTGGCGCAGTGTATGCAACAAAATCCGATCCGATTAAAGATAACAAATCGTCATTATTTACAGTCATATCAGTATCAGTCATATCAAGTGTGTAAGGTATCCATCCAAAATCTGGGTGATTTATTTCGACATCAATACGGCTATTATCTAATTCTAAAGACGTTGCGTTTCTATATTCTGTAATTGGTATACTCATTATGAAATCCTTAAAAATAAACCTGATGCTGCCCTAACTGACTGATTATCTGCATTTGACATAGCTCTCCAAGTTCCACTAGGAATAGAGCCATTGATAGATGCGGCTGTGTCATCGCTGTAAGTGGTTGTTGAAAGAAACCCAGAATATTTTAACACAGAGCCATTTACATAGGTATTCCCTGCAACGATAGTTGATTGTGTTGAAAAACCTAAAAAGGCGTAAGTTCCTACTGCGCCTAAAGCCAACCCTGCTGTTGCAGACCCAACTTGCGCTGAACTTGGTGCAGGGGCAGAGGTTAAGTAACCTGCTTGTCCGTGATCGCCCCACCCATAAGCAGTGTTCCAGTTTGATTGGCTAGACGTAGTTGGGATGCTGTAATTACTGGCTAGTGAGATTGCAAGTGTGCCTGTTGTCGTAACAGGTGAGCCACTAACACTTAATCCAGTTGGTACACTAAGACCAACGCTTGTAACTGAGCCAGATCCAGCAGAGGCATTAATGTACGTCTTTATGTCTGAGAGCGCCACCTGCTTCATCGTGCCATCATCGTTAAATACAACGCGATCTGCATCTACAACAGTTGTTGACGTAGCACTTGTATTACCATCCAATATATTAATTTCTGCTGTGGTAACAGTTGCGCCATCTAATTTATTTAATTCTGCTGCTGTTGAAGTAACCGCAACACCGCCAACCTGGAATGAGGTCATATTTGGTGTTGTTGCATTTGTACCGTCTGCGTTGTTGTTTACTTCTGTAACAATGGCATCTAACGCTGCATTGGTGACACCACCCCATGTATCTTCATTTGATCCCACTGTTGCTTTTGTTATTGTTAAAGCCATATACTTTCTCCTTTATGCCGCTTGTGTCCAAGTATCATTGGCAGTAGAAACTTCTGTCCATGTCTTGGCTGTAATTGTTATTTTATCCCATGTAAATCTAACATTAGAGGCTGGCACACAAGATATATTTGCTGCTGTTATATTATGCTCTTGTGTTAATATTGGAACATCTAATGCTGTTGCAGCTTCAATATTATTTGCTACAAAGTTGTGTGCTTCTGTAATGCTTGGCGTATCAATAGTAACAGTAGTTGTAATACTGTTAATTGGGAACAATTCTTGTACAATTGGTGCGCCAACAGATGTTGTAGCAGTAATCCCATCAGCAACAAAACTATATACAAATTGGATATGCGGAACGCCAACCGATGTATTCAATTCTATGTTTGGTATAGAAAAGTTTTCTTCTTCTTGCATTGCAAGAGATCCAAAAACTACATTTGACGATAAATTATTTGCCGTTAAATTGTGTGTTTGAGTAATATTTACTTGAGAAATTACACTTGTTGCTGTAAAATTCGTAATTTGAAAAGTAAAGCTAACAATACCTGTATCATCAGCTACTGGCGCTACAGCTAAAGGTGAAAATCCAAACATTGTTAAGCCTTATTATTTTTTTATGTCTCTTGCTTTACTCATATCTCACCTACATATTTGTTAGCCAAATACTTAACACGTTGCCAGTGTCTATATCATATTGAGAATTTCTTATATTAGTGGGCGCATCGTAAGGCCAATCCTCCCAAGCACCTACATATGCAGAGTGGTAGGAAGATGGGCTAGACCTAGTGCTAGATGATCCACCACGATAGCCTATGTTAGCTTGATATGTAGAATTTGTATTGCTTACCCCATCTGCAATCATCCAATGATCGGTTTGAGGTGATCCACTTCTGTTATTCAATAAAATCATATAATATTTATTATCCTTATACCACCCAACATTATAATTTGAACCACCACTTACGCCTGAAGAAAAACCTCCACTTTCACCGCAAAAATAATCACCAAGCTTCGTAATAACTGTGGATTTTTCACTTCCAGATAAATCATTAGAAGCGACAAGAGGCAATGCACTATTTTGATTTGCACCTGTTGCAGCAACCCCATTTGCCGATCTGCTACTTTTTGAAGTTATTGCAACATCAGTTGGATTAAAATTACTTCCAAGAGCAATGCATGAGACGGTAGAAGTGCTGTAATCAATTCCATTATTAGAGCGATTAGTAGAAGCTAGCCAATAGTCACTTCCAGACTGATAACGAAAACGCTCATCTGCACCACCGTCTGTAACAACAGAAATAAAGACCTCAATCCATCCTTTACTATTATATTTAGCATATCTAACAGGAAAAGCACTTCCACCATGATATCCTGATACTGTGGTATAATATACTCCATCAGGATTATTAGCGGCGTACATCTCCGCTATACTAGCTGGACTACCAGAAGTTAGCCCCACTGGATTTACTACAGGGCCAAAAGTGCCGCCAAGCATGTTCATCATTACACCAGACATTAGCTTACATTCCCTGTAATTACACAGACAGTGCCACTAATAAATAAAATCGTACAAACACCTCTAGTTGCTAACGTGACACTAGCCTTATCTGCATCTTCACCACCGATATACGCAGTAGTAATTGAACACGTTATTGTGCGGTCACCTGATGTATTGTTAAATATAGAAATTGCGTCACCTGCGGAAAATGTACTGTTTGGAACAGTTATTGACCCACCTGACCCAATACCTACAAAGTTTCCTATATCACCAGTAGTCAATGTGTAGCTTGAGGTTTTGTCAGAGCCAGATTGTGGTATAGCTCTTACGTCTCCGTCAGCATCCGATATAGTGCTATTAAATGTAGCTTTCCCTGCTTCTGACATATCAAGGGTGAGGGCAGTTATTGTACTACCACCATCTTCTCCACTAAATTTAATGTCTTTATCATTAACAAGTGACCTCATCTCAAAATCACTATTGTTATTTTTTAATAGACCAATACTTGTACCAGCATCCTTAAAAAAGAAATCACCACCATCAGCATCTAAAATGATGTCACCACCAGCATCTACCGTAAAATCACTAGCATGAGCAATGTCACCTGTCATCGTGCCACCGCTTAACGGTAGCTTCGTAGCAATACTGTTTGTTACAGTTGTAGAGAAGCTTGCGTCATCTCCAAGTGCGGCTGCA